GAACTGATGTCGGTTCCAATCTAACCATATTTGGGTATGATATGCAAGCTATATGTTCTACGGGGTATTAATGATGGAGTTTAATGCGAGGCAGAGATATGAGTATAAGCAGATGATGAGGAAGGATAGATGGGATAAGCATGGATTAACTGATGGGTTAAGGACAGATAGGGATGGTATGAAGGAGTACTTGAAGAAGAGACGGTTAGAGGATTCAAAGAGTAGGCCTGATAGGTACCACGAAGTAAGGGAACCGAGGACTAGACGGTTTTGTTAGACTGTTAATAGCCCTGATGCTTGCTGCTTGGTCGTGGTCAGCGTGGGTTAGACAGACCTCCTTAATTGGAGGTTTTGTTGTTTTTGTCTATACAATGGAAATAGTTTTATGGGGAACTATGACTTATCTCACCAACAATCAAAGATTGGACTTAGCTCTTGAAGGAGCTTGTTGTGTAAAGGAAGAGACATTAAAGGCAAAGAAGCCTGCTAATTATTATGTGCAGGATGCACCTGTTGTAGTAGAAGAGAAGAAAGAGGAAGAAGAAGGAGAATGAATCAACTTTGGGAACCATTACCTAAAGAATTAAGGGATAGTTTTCCAAATTTCACTTGTTATCTGCTGCGGGAGTTGGCTTTAGCTGAGTATCCAACTAAGCAGCAGGTTTCTGTATGTGATTGGATGCAGAATGGCCCTGATAAGAGTTTGACTGTTGCATTTAGGGGATTAGGGAAGAGTATTCTTGCGTCTTTTTATGCGTTATGGCGTTTAAGAGTAGATCCCAATGAAAAGATTCTTGTTGTCTCTGCAACGGCAGTGAAGGCAACAGACTTTTCTGCTTTTATGTTGAGGTGTATTGGAGAAGTAGATATTCTTGAGTGTCTTATGCCTGGAACAACAGATAGGTTTAGCAATGTAGCTTTTGATGTTGGCCCTGGTAGCAAAGAACAGTCTCCGTCTGTTCGTTCGATGGGGATTATGGGTCAGACAACTGGTCAGCGTTGTACTTGTGCAATTCTTGATGATGTAGAGACATTGGCTAATGTCATTACACAGTTAAAGCAAGAAAGAGTTGCTCATGCTGTAGAAGAAATACAATCAATCATTAAACCTGACGAGGGTCAGTTATTACCTCGGAAGATTATTTATCTAGGTACGCCTCATACTGAGACATCAATTTATCTTCGTCTTGTAAGAGAAAGGAACTATTCGGCTAGATACTGGCCTGCTTTGTATCCCAAGGACTTTGATTGCTACGAAGGCAACCTCGATCCTGCGATCCAAGAGGAGGTCATCTCGGACATCGCTCTCCAGGAGGAGCCTACGGATCCAGAAAGATTTGGTCACGAAGACATCCTCCAGCGAAAAGCCTCTATGACAAAGGCTTCTTTCGAGTTGCAGTTCATGCTCAATACGAGACTAGCTAATCTCGATAGATTTCCTATTCGTCTTGGTGACTTGATGGTGATGGATATAGATGGAACAGCCCTTCCTGAAACTGTCGTTTGGTCTAATCAACCAGATCAACGACTACAGGATTTGGTATGCGTTGGTATGGGATCAGATAGGTTTTATCACAAGCCAATCTTTCATAATGGTTGGGTAACACGTGATGAACACTGGCGTTGTGTGTTATCGGTGGATCCTGCCGGTCGTGGCCAAGATGAACTAGCGTGGTCAGTTTTAGCAGAATTAAATGGAAATATGTTCCTCTTAGAGAGTGGGGGTTCCACTCTTGGCTATGCCGATGAAGTCTTAATGCACTTAGCAAAGGTTGCTAAAAAATGGGAAGTCAATTATGTCGTGGCTGAATCAAACATGGGTGATGGAATGTTCTCCGCCCTCTTAAAACCACACTTAATGAGAGAACATCCTGTAACTATTGAAGAAGTCAGACATAACACTCGTAAAGAACAACGCCTCTGCGATACTCTTGGCCCTTTGATACAACAGCATAGATTAATTGTTACAAGCAAGGTCGTAAAACAGGATTATCGATTGCATGATGAAGATCCTGAACATGGATATAGTCGTTCTTTATTTTTTCAAGGCTCAAGACTCACTCAAGAAAGAGCTTGCCTTTCTTTTGATGACCGTTTAGATGCTTTAGCAATAGCAGTTAGCTTTTTTGTCGAAAGCGCAGCGCTAGATCAGCAGGTTCAAAGAAGAGCTAGAGCAGATTCTCTTGCAGAAGCAGAACTAGAAGCCTGGAGAGATGAAACTATTGGATCTATTGATTCAATCTGTATGGGTTGGACTAAGAAACAAGCAGCAGGTAGATCTTATGGAGGAGTTAGGAAACGGAGTCTGGGAGTTTAAGCGGTACAACTTTGTCTGCCATGCCAGAGAAATCTAATTTATTTTGTAGTTTTCTTAGTGTCGTACCTTCTGCTGCTGTAGCAGTTACATTATTTTGTTTGAGAAGCATCATTGCTTCTTGTCTTGCCTTTCGATCTCCATTCTGTAGGTCTTCTAATACCTGTTCGACTATCAATTCGTGTATATCTGCTAACTTCTCGGTGATGTCTTTCATTCTACAAGGACGTATATATTTGATTACATCATAAACATAGGTTACAAAAAAGAGGTTTTACCGATATTCTTATAAGTAATACAACCCCGTAGAGTGACTTTTCTCCCACCTATCGATATTAAATTGGTTGCTGCCTTGACTGAGAAGTTTCCTGACAAGGCTCCTGATCTTAATTTATCTGATAAAGAAGTTTGGTATCACTCAGGGCAAGTCTCTGTTGTTCGTTGGCTTCAAAACCAGTATGAAGAACAGGCTCAAAATCCATTAGGGACGGAGGTGGTCTGATGTGCTTTGGTGGAAAAGCAGCAACAATTACTCAACCTGATTACAACGCTTACGATAAGCAATTTAATTTGCAGAAAGAGGCGATTCAACGTCAGATCGATAATGAAACAAGATTAGTCCAGGGTCAATTAAATACGGCAAGACTTGAGAAGCAGTCTGTTCTTACGAAAGTCAATGAACAAGCAAGAATTAGAGCGGAAAATGTAGACAGACAGGCAAGAATGCTTGCTGAAATGGCTGGCCCACCACCACCAGAAGAATCAGCAACAAATTTTACGATTGGAGCAAGAGATAGAGGATTACAAAAAGTCAAAGGAAAGCAAAGCTTGCGTATTGGTCGCAAGGTCGCCAAAAAATCGGCTACTGGCGCTGGCCTAAACATCACTTAAGGAGGACTCATCATGTGTTTTGGAGCAAAAGCCCCGAATATTGTCTACCAGGGGCCAAGTCAGGAAGATATTGATGCAAACAAAGCATCATTAGACGCTTTCCAGCAGCAGATCTCTGATCAACAAGGTCAATTCCAAAGTCAGCTACAAGCTCAAATTGATCAGGCAAATCAAGATACGGAAGATTTACAGGCACGATTGGCTAGCGAAGCAACTGCTGCCGCTGCCGCTTCTGCCGCTCAACAAAACACGGCTTATGCCACAACAGTTCAAGAAACTGCCATGCCAGAAGGCGCTCAAACAACTGCGGCAAGAACAAAGAAAAAGACTGGAACTAAGACTTTAAAGATTGGTAAGTCCGCCGCTCCTGCTGCTGCCGGTGCTGGCCTCAATATTTCTAGTGGAGGTTATGCGTAATGTGCGCTCCTGTTGTAAACACTGTGACAGATGTGTTCAAAGGTGTTGGAAATCTTGCTAATGACGTTGTTGGCTATGGAGTAAAGAAGGTTACGAATACAGTAAAAGATGTTTCTGGCGTAACCGCTGCTGAAAATGCAGCAAAGAAAGCGCAGCAAGAAGCAGATCGTAAAGCAGAGGAAAGAAGAAAGGAATTAGCTGCTTTAGCAGACGCTAGGCAGGCAACTGCTGCTCAACAACAAGCGCAGTTAGTCAAAATGGAAGCAGATCAGGCAAGGGTTTTAGCCGATCAAGATGAAACGGCTACAGGTTTAAGAGCAGAAAACGAAGCGAAACTTGCAGGTATTAGAGCAAGAGGTAAGGCTGTAACTGGTTCTTTGAAGATTCTTTCTCAGCAACGTAAGTCAGCGCCAACAGCAGCAGTCAATACAAAGAAAGGTAGAACTAAGTCTGCAAAAACAACACAAGCTTCTTTGAGAATTGCTTCTCAAGGTGCTTCTGGAAGAGGAGCAGGTACAAACATCTCTGTATAACTAAATGGCTTATTCCAAATCCAAGAAAGCATCAAAACAAACTGAGTTTTATGCCGCAAAAATATATGAATCTTTGTCGCTTGAAAGGAATTATTACCTTGATCGGGCTAGGAGTTGTTCTCGTCTAACAATTCCTTATCTAATTAAGGATTCTGATGATTTATCGAGTGATTCAAAAGAGGATTATCCAGTTCCTTGGAATGGAATCGGTGCCAGAGGTGTTTTGAATTTGGCGAGCAGAATGCTTCTTGCGTTATTGCCTCCAACTCAACAGTTCTTTAGGTTCTCGCTTGATGAAGGTCAGTTAGCAAAAGAAGGAGTTACACCAGAGCAACGATCAGAGACAGAAGAAGCGTTAAGCAAGATTGAAAGGATGGTATTGAGAGAGATCGAAGCAAGTAATGATCGAACAGTTTTCCATGAAGCGCTATTGCATCTACTCGTCAGCGGTAATGCTTTACTTTATGTCTCTTCAGAAGGACTAAGGGTCTTCCATCTCAACAAGTTTGTTGTTCAGAGAGATCCAATGGGTAATCCACTTCAAGCAGTTGTTGCTGAAGAGTTGGCTTACGAGGTATTGCCTGATGTCGTAAAACAAATGCTATCGGAGGAAGATGATGAACTTAAGGGAATTGAAAG